TGGGTGGGCGACTGGAAGACCGGCAACAACAAGTACCCCGACAGGGATCAGCTTGTACTTATGTCGCTCATGGTGTTCGAGCACTTCCCCCACATACGCAAGGTCAACGCAGCGCTGCTGTTCATTGTGAAGAACGACATGGTCAAGATGTCGATGACGCGTGATCAGAAGGACGACTACTGGTGGAAGTACCGTGAGCGCACGGCGCGTCTTGAGGCATCTTTCTCCAACGATGTGTGGAACCCCACACAGACTCCCCTGTGCGGCTGGTGTCAGGTCACTGGCTGCGAGTTCAACCCTAAACATTAGGAGCCATCATGGCAACAAGAGACTACAAGAAGGAATACAAGCGTGACTTGGAGACCGGCAAGTCCGGGCCGGGTTCAGATCAAAGCGAACGCCAACGCGCTCGAAAGCTCTACGACAAGCTGGGTGTTGATCGCGCAGGCAAGGACATCGATCACAAAACGCCGCTACGCAAGGGTGGCAAGACGACCCCCGGCAACTTGCGACTGAGAAGTAAAAGCGCCAATCAAGGCGACAACAAATAAACGGAGAAGCAAGTGCAGATTGTTGAGAACAAAGCGCTTCTGTTTAAGACGCGCAACCCTGCCAAGTACAGCATCATCCCCAAGCACAAAGTCATCCCTGTTGATGGAGGCTATGAGGTAGCGGTTTACTGGGGACTGGACGAGGCGCGAGTGCTGCGCAATCTGGGTGTCAAGGATGTGCCCTCCCCCATCACCAAACGCTACGACTGGCCCGGGCGTTACAGACCGATGCAGCACCAGATCGACACGGCTGCGTTTCTGACCATGCATCGCCGTGCGTTTGTGTTTAGTGAGCCGGGTACAGGGAAAACATTAAGCGCACTCTGGGCCGCTGACTACCTGATGAAGCTGGGCAAGGTGCGGCGCGTGTTAGTCCTGTGCCCCCTGTCGATCATGCACAGCGCATGGATGGGAGATATCAACAACAGCATCCTGCATCGCACCGCTGTGATTGCACACCACGCCAAAGCATCGCGTCGTATCGAGATGCTGCAACACGACTACGAGATTGTCATCACCAACTACGAGGGACTTAACTTAATCGCCGACGAGGTCAAGGCCGATGGTAGGTTCGATCTGGTGATCGTCGATGAGGCCAACGCTTACAAGACCAACACCACGCGGCGTTGGAAGGCGCTGAACTCCATCATTGCACCGCAAACGTATCTGTGGATGATGACCGGTACCCCGGCATCACAGTCTCCAACCGATGCGTACGGTCTTGCCAAGCTGGTTAACCCTGATGGCATCCCTAAGTTCTTCACCGCATGGCGCGACAAAGTGATGCACAAGCTCACCCTGTACAAGTGGGTGCCCAAGCCCACCGCCAAGGACGATGTGTTTGAAGCGTTGCAGCCGTCTATCAGATTCACTAAGGCCGAGTGTCTGGACCTGCCCCCTGTCGTCACCATGACTCGGGAAGTGGAGATGACGCCCCAGCAAGCCAAGTACTACAACATGCTCAAAACGCAGATGGTGGTGCAGGCTGCAGGGGAAACAATCACGGCAGTCAACGCCGCTGCTTCGATGAACAAGCTCCTGCAGATTTCTTGCGGTGCAGCATATACCGATGATCGTGAGGTAGTAGAGTTCGACTCCGCGCCGCGCTTGTCGGTACTGGAGGAGGTGCTAGAAGAGACTGACCGAAAGGTAATCATCTTTGCCTTGTACTTGAGCATCATCGATACGATTAGCAGACATCTTACGAAGAAGGGCATAGCCAACGAGCAGATTCATGGCGGCGTCACGGCATCCAAGAGAGCGCAGATCATTCACCGCTTTCAGACTGAGCCTAGCCCGCGTGTGTTGGTGATGCAGCCCCAAGCCTCGGCGCATGGCATTACACTGACTGCTGCCGACACCGTGGTCTTCTATGGCCCGCTCATGAGCGTTGAGCAGTACACCCAGTGCTGTGCCCGCGCTGACCGCAAGGGGCAGACCAGCGACAAGGTGACGGTGGTGCACATCCAATCGAGCCCCGTAGAGAAACGAATGTTCAAAGCCCTCAGCCAGAAGGTGAACGACCACTCTTTGCTGACCGAGATGTTCAACAACGTGATAAGTGAATAAAGGAGTTGCGCCCAATTCAAAAACATGTAAACTGTCCAACCCTAGACAAAACAAAACGGAGAAAGAAATGACCGAAACAGAAAGTGAGACGATCCCGCTGGATCGGCTTGCGAAGATTTACAGAAAGATTCGCACTGAGATCACAACGCTGACGCAGGACTACGACACCAAAGTCGAAGCGCTCAAAGCGCAGCAAGACGAGATCAAGAACGCCATGAAGGACATGATGAAGATGATGGGCGTCACATCAGTTCGCACGGCGCAGGGCACAGTGGTGCTGTCCGTCAAGACCCGCTACAACACGCAAGACTGGGACTCCTTCAAGAAGTTCGTGGTCGAGCATGATGCGGTGGACTTGCTGGAGAAGCGCATCGCACAAACCAACATGAGCCAATTCCTCGAAGAAAATCCGGGGCTCGTACCACCCGGGTTGAACTCCTCCTCGGAGTACGACATCTCGGTACGCAAACCAACCAACTGAAGCAATCATGAGCAATATCACTGTATTCAATTCCGCAAAAGCACCCGCGTTCGCACGCAACGCAGTTCTGTCTGAAACCACGCTGGCTCTGGCTGGCGGTGCAGCTAGTGGCCCCGGCGTAAAGCGCGTCTCCATCAAAGGTGGCGTGTTTCGTTTGGTCGCTGGCGGCAAAGAGATCGCCAACATCGAAGACCGTCACCTTGACGTGATCGTTGTGAAGGCTGCCCCCAAGGTCAGCCGCATCTTCTACATGGGCAAGTACGACAAGGACGCAGCGGCTGTGGCACCGGACTGCTGGAGCAACGACGGCGACATGCCCGACAAATCCATCAAATCGCCACAGGCTTCCAACTGCGCCAAGTGCCAGCAAAACATCGCAGGCTCTGGCAACGGTAACTCCCGCGCTTGCCGCTACCAACAGCGTCTGGCTGTGGTGCTGGCTAACAACCCCAGCGGCGATGTGCTGCAGGTCACGCTGCCTGCTACGTCTATCTTCGGCAAGGGTGAGGGCGACAAGCTTCCGCTGCAGGCGTTCGCACGCTGGGCCGCTACGCAGACCCCGCCGGTTAACCTTGACACTGTGGTGACCCGCATGAAGTTCGACACCACGGCTGAGTCCCCCAAGCTGGTGTTCAGCCCACAGCGCTGGCTAACCGATGAAGAGTACGAGACGGTGCAGGAGAAGGCGCAAAGCGTTGAAGCCCAACGCGCTGTGATGATGACCCCTGCCGGTGCTGACGGCGTGACCAAGCCTGCACCGATGATGCTTGACGGCAAGCGTCCGGATGTTGCAGAGGAAGAAGACGAAGCGCCCAAGCCTAAGAAGAAGGCGGCCCCTGCCGTGTCTGAGGACGACGAGCCGGAAGTTCGCAAGGCAGCGCCCAAATCCGAGACTGTGCCTGCCAAGAAAGGCAAGCTCGCTGACATCGTCGCCGATTGGGACGACGAGTAATTAGTTTCGGGAGGTAGCAAGAGCGGTCGCTTTGCGTGTGCCGGGGTCTCATTAAAAACCTCGTTAGACATGAATACAAGCACACGACAGCGTTTCCTCTGACCAAGGCAGGCAGCTACCTCCCGCCCTATTTAATATGGCTTACTCACAAAAGATCATCGACGAGGTTGCAAAGACTCCAAAGTCTTTAGGCAACCAGCTTGGGCGCTGGGCGGTCTACCATGACTTCCCCGTAACCAAAGTCGCCAAGGCTTTGGGAGTGACGCGGCAGACGGTTTACAACTGGTTTACAGGCACCGAGGTGTTTGTTGGCTATCGTGAACGTGCCGAGTTCCTTCTCAAAATTCTACAAACATCAAACAGCGCGGATGACGCATGGAGAAAGATATGTCGGGAATACAACCTTATAGCTTGACGGATGAGGAACTTGCACGCCACATCTATATGCAGCTTGGCAAGCCGGTGCCTTCGGAATGGGTAGCTACATTGCTCGCACGCTTTCATGACAAGCTGGACGCAGAGAGCGAACTGCCTGCGGAAGACGCCCAATAAACTCACCGGGAATCCGAATGACACCGCAAGAGTTCTTCGCGGTGGTTTTGCCGACGCCCGGTCACGGGTTTTATTGCGCGGCAGAGCTGACCACAAAAAGAAATGAACACAAATTTGAGGATGACTGTGCAAAACTACAACCACACGTAGACGCTTGGATTGCTGCCAAGTGCAGCACCTACTTTGCGCTGGCTACCTTTGCGGAGGCGGGATCACGCACGGCCAAGAACGCGCAGCACATCAAGGCGCTGTTCGTTGACATTGACTGCAACGTGGATGGCCCCAAGACCTACGGCACCAAGGAAGCAGGCATGGAGGCGTTTAACACCTTCATGCAAAAAACGGGGCTGCACGAACTGGGCGCTCCGTATGTGGTGGACTCGGGCGGCGGGTACCACATGTACTGGCCCTTGACAGAAACGCAGGACATCACCTCGTGGAAACCTGTGGCCGAGAACTTCAAGCGCTTGTGCAAACAGGAGGGGCTGAAGATCGACATGACCGTGACGGCGGATTCTGCGCGTGTGCTTCGCTACCCCGGGTCGTACAACTTCAAGCCGGTCTACCCTGAGCCGCCCCTCGTGCGGATACTGCAAGAAGGTGTGCTGTTCGACTTTGCCATCCTCAGCGAACACATCCGCAACAACCTCACGACTGCCACTGCTGCTCCCCCGGCACCTACCAATGTGATCGAGCTGCCCGGGGCACGCCCTGCTGCCGCGAAG